TTAGATAGTCATTGCTTGGGGCATGAGTGGGGCATTTCCACTAAAACCAGCGTTCAAAATGGCTATCTGATCAAGGTTGTTCTCGGTCATCCATTTCCCATAGACGTTATAAATCATTTGCGCTGATGCATGGCCCATTTGATTTGCAACAAAGTTCGGATTCGCTCCAGCGCTTAAAGCCCAACATGCGAATGTATGTCTGGATTCATATGCTTTCCTGTGTTTAATTCCTGCCTTCTTCAGCATTGTGTTCCATGCTGTACCTATTGATCCAGGAGAGTACCAGTGTCCACCCTTGCCATTTCTAGCTGAGATTTTTGGACAGAAAACAAAAGTGCATTGGTCTTCTCTTCTTTTGGCGTATTCACGCAGATGAACTGTTATGAGATGACGTTCTCCAAGTCTAGTCATCGCCATCTGACGTTTTAAAGCCTCAATGGCTGGGTAGGTCAGTTTGATCTCCCTGTTTCCTGATTCCGTTTTTGGCGGGGTAAAGTGGTTAATGACGGCCATATTCCGCTTAACACTTATAGTCCAATTATCAGTATCAATATCCTCCCAGCTCAATGCGCATATTTCCCCGTGCCGCATTCCTGTATTTATGGCTAGTATCCAAATGTTTTTCATTTGCTCAGATGGCGCAGCCATAATAAGTCGATGATATTCATCTTTGCTTAAAGGGTCTGGTTCTGGCCTAGACTTTTTCAGCGGTGAAATTCCGATCATTGGGTCCTTATCGAGGTACCCGTTTTGGAAAGCGAATCCAATCATTGCCCCTAAACAAGAAACATATACGTTGACGGTGGGAACTGAACGTCCTTTTTTCATTGAGCGCCCCAACTGATGATGACCAAGCAATTGATACCCAGTCAGCAATTCCTTCCTCATGGACAACACGTCTTCTTGAGTTATCGAGGACAGAAGCCGGTCTTGCCCTAAAATGCTTGTGGTAACAAAAATATAAGATTTATATCGACTTAAGGCATTAACCGTTAAATCCATTTCTTTAAGTGATAACCAGTTAGTTGATAGCTCAGAAAGCTTCATATCCTTTCTAGCTTTTCCGAATTTGGCTAGATTTTGCGAGTTCGGGAACTGTTCGGCGTAATCAAATGTGCCCGTTTTAATTGTGAAGCAAATTGACGCCCTTAATTCTCCTGCGACTTTTCTGTTTTTTGGCGTGTCGAAGACACCGAGAGCCTCACGGACTCTCACCCCTTTATAGATAAACCACAGGCGTAATTTACCCCCGTGGTTTTCAACTCCAGTTGGATATTTAATCATCCACATTACCCTCTGTAATAGATGCGCTGGTATTTAAGCAGATTTCTTTCGTGATATCGCTGCTGGTTGCCGCTCTATCCATTTATCTATCTCATCTCGGTTATAAAAACACATGCTGTTATCATACGGCTGACCATCGGGAGCGACGTGCTTATACTCTCGCCCTTCCATCCATGAAGTTTCACGGGCAGTTTTGATAGTGTTTTTCTTTAGTCCTGAAATGGACATTAACACCGACTCTGAAACCCAACGCGAAGGTACTAATTGAATAACATTATCCATTTTGGCCTCTTATCTCTTTATCAATCTGACGAACGAAGTAACTCAGCCAGCGCTTAGCTGGAAAAGTGTTAGGGGGTAGGGCGGTGATTTTTTTTGCGTGGCGGTCGAGGATTTCTGTGATGAGCTTGTCGTGCTCTGAAAGTGGCTTGCCGTCCGTGGCTTGTATTATTTCCGTTCTACAACATCGAGCTACTGACCTAATAACATTCTCTATTGTTGTTTCCATTTCGGCGAAGCCTCTTTAGTAGGTGCAAGCCTCCGCTCTGCCAGAATATCGACACACTCATCAAAGTCAGAAGTGTATGCATCGAGCAATTTCTCTTTGTCTTGATATTTCTGCATGCCATCCCACCATAGTTTCTGACCGGTCCCGCGCTGAACGCATAGCCGCTTAGCCCAGTGAGGAGCGCCGATGAAATCACTAACGGAGCCAGATAAAATTGCCCAATGCATCATCCGAACATCCCCCTAACAGCTTCATTCTCAATCGTGTAGATAGTTGCTAGCACCGCCCACGCGATGATGACGATAAAGAACCAGGTACCGTCTGATATTTTTCTCTTCATGCTGCTTTACCCCCGGTTAATATTTCCTGCCCAATCGCTTTTAGCTCATCGCGTTTAACAGTCGTGAACATGCAGCGAGGCTTGATGAATGGCCGCCAGATGAACAACAGCGAACCTTTGTTGTTACCGTTGATTGGCTTGCCAGTGTCGGAGCGTAGAAACGATATCCGACCATCAGTAATGAATCGCACCTCATCCACAGATTGCAGAGCCTGGCTAAACCAACCGACAGATGAGTCAGCAGGCACAAGCATCACCACCGTTTGGAGTTGCTGCTTACATTGCTCGGCCGCCTTAGTCACCCAGGGTGAAATATCGGAGTAGGGTGGATTGCACCAGATAGCGCCGTAACTTTCCCATACACTATTAAGTGCATCGCTTTGTTCGGTGATGTATCTGGCGCATAGGGCGCTTTTGTGGCTGGCTGCCGCATCAAGGTAAAAGCCAAACTCGATGTCTAGTGCGGTGAATATATCGGCGGGGGTCATCCATAAATCTTTCAGGTTGTCCGGTGTGTGGCTGCCGCCAAAGTCACTCATGCCGCCTCCATTATCTTTCTCACTTTCGCTTTCACTGACTTCACCGTTTTTACCGGAGTAGGCGGGACAACTTGCCGCGGCACCGGTCTATTTGACTTATCGCCGGTTCGTAGCCGCTGCTTTATTTTCATATCCCACAGGTAGCAGTCTTTATGGTCGCGCCCGTCATCCGGAGCGCGGGACACGGTTAGAATGAGTTCGCTGATATCGTCCATCAAGCCACCTCATTCGCTTGTTGGTTAAGCAGCCCAAACTTGACGATTTCCAGCACGCCAAGGATTTCACTGAAACCTATTTCACCGTCATACTTGTGAATAAGGTCATTAATACGGCCTGTTAATTCAGCAGGCAGCGGGAATTTACGCTCGACTGGGAGCATTGAAATAGGCATAGGGAATCTCCAGATAGTGAAATCCGTTTCTGTGAGTCCGTGGTTTGGTTAAAGCGCGTTAGCGATAGACTTCGCTACACATAAGCACAGCATCAGGCCGCCGCTCATGTATCAGCGTTGATATTTGTTGGCATTCAGATTGAGTAGGGTAGATGTCTTCTGTTACTGGTTGGGCGGTGCAGGTAAGGCATGAGGTGACGAGTAGAACGAAACCAATTAACATTAGCCCTCCACAGGTTTAGCTGCTGTGAACAATGGAATTACGTGAATACAATCATCTTCTGAATCTGCATAATCATTATAATTATTAGCCTCATCCTCCATGACTCCCTTGTCGCCGATGCAACATTCGCTATAATAAGCAATGCAGTTTTTATCAGCCAGCCACCATGCTATAGGCTCAAGCGCTTTCAACTCTGCAATTTGCTCACGCAGTGATAGAAGCTCAATAGCCATTTGTGTAACGATAGAGCTTTGAGTGCCGCCGATATCAGCCTGTACCGGATTGGCAATTTTCTCTAACTGCTCTTTACTCAGCATCTGCATTCCTCTCACTCGCACTCAATAGCCATATCGAAGGCTTCGCGTGCATTTTTTGCACGAAAACCTAGGTCAAAATAAAGATCCCAATCATGCAATACATAACGTGACTGCCAACCTGAACCTGTAATGTTTTTACAAATTAAGCGAATTGCGTTTTTGAATTGCTCTCGCTCGCTTGGGCATTTAACTGGCATCTGCACTCCCCTCTACCAGACCAAATCAGCTTTGAATTTATGCGCACACTCTGGACACTCTACATCGACGTTCTCAGCGGTTTCCAGAGCATAGCCATGGGTGCCATCAGTAAATGTATCGTCCGAATTTAGGTCAAAAAACTCTTGGCATTTCTGACAATTAACATATAAATCAACAGACCATTTAGCTTCTACATTAGCCACTACTCACCCCCTTCAACCGGATTACAGGCTTCATGTTTCAGGCAGTTAGGACATACCCAGCCTTCCTTTCGTTTTGCCCAGCCTGAATCTGTTGCTTGTTTTGCAATCTCGGCATAGCAATCAGCAGCCCCTTTTTTAGAATCCCAGCCATGTGACTGAGGGCCGTCATTGTCATCTGACCAGCAGCGATTGTTATCCTCATTGCGACCGTCACCGCGCAACTCACAACGTAATTCCATGAAGATAGTCATCACTCATCCCCTTCAACCGGATAGCCAGCGGCAATAATCCGCTCAACAGCATGGGCGCGAGATAGGACCGTAGACAGGGACAACTTAACAGGCACAAGTAGCCGCGCCTCTGCTGCCTCTGCGCGTTGACCTTCTTTCGACCAGTCACGAAGCGCTGCCGCTGAAACTTGTTCGGCTGCATCACGCTGCTCAAGGTAATACTGTGCTAGCTTCTGTGCCGCTTCCAGCTTGGCTAGCAAGTTAGATATTTGAAGGTCACGCCAAGCCAACTCTACTGCGATTGCTGATTTGCTATGTAGCGCTTCTTTGGTCATAGCATGAACATGCACGCCGTAATGATTGGTACTCATAATCTCTTCAAGTCGATTTTCAGTGTCGTACTGCTTCAAGTCTTCAATATGCTTATCCATCATGCCTCCCTCTCGGATTTAATTTCTGCAATAATTTCAGCATCAAGAAAATCGTCTGGAATGATTACTGCATACTTGCCCGCCGACCACGAAAGAGGCCCACTCTTGCGAATGGCGGCATTGAGAGCGTCGAATGCCTCCTGAAGCTCTGAAGGTAATTCTCCATCGTCTGGCAGGCTGTCGCAGAAGAAATCGCTGCCATCAATTTCACTTGGGTAGTTTGGTTCGCAGATAACAAGCTCTAGTTCATGAGGAAGAACAAGGTGTTCCGTACAGTAATCTCTAAGGTCATCAGCATCGAAGAAGAACCGATCGTCACAATCGATAGTTAATGGCTCGCCTTGCCACGGTTTGCGTGGCATTGCTTGGAACTTTGCCTTCCGCTTTTCTGCGTGGCAAATATCACAATAGCTATTTACCGGATAAATTGGGTGCTCGGGGTTGTTATGGCACTTTCGGTGAGTTGATCCGGCGTACCGAGCCAAATCTTCGTTATTGCCGAAAAATCTACCGTCAGAGGAAGTCCAGCCAGTAACGGTTTTAATGCTTGCCGCTTCCGCCGAATCCATCAGTATTACTTTATCTTTTATGTTACTCATCAGTTGTCACCCCTCAGGCTGGCGGCGAGATTAACTGCTCGGAATAAAATTGATTTTATTATTCTGTAATGCGGAGTTGTTGTCCTGTAGTGACTAGCCAATAGGCCGAGTTCGTCAGAAAACGAATCAACACCCCACGCCTTTATCTCGTTAATCGCTGCGTCCGTGGCTGGAAAACTTAACTCTTCTGCGCAAGGAATAACCTCACCGTATATCCGGCTCATCGCGCAATCCCAGCCATATTGCATAGCGTCGTAGCGGTCGGTGATGCCTTTATCTTCAAGACCACAACCCATTCCCTCGCTGTGATATTGAGGTTCGTTATCAAGGTCGGTTACTGAGTTTATGATTTCCTTCATCACAGCATTCTCAGCAACCAGCGATTGACACTTTTTCTCTAGAACCGCGTAATCACTGAATCTCACAACATCAACGACAAAGCCGTCTTTCGGACTGGCGTCATGAATAAGACTGCTATCGAGTCCGTATACTTTTGCAGACATAGAAAGTCCTCAGCAGATTGACTGCCGGTTAAATTGGGGAGGGGATTAGGCTGCTTTTGGAATGGATAATGAGGTGCGTTTGCACATAACTGATTTCAGCGTCCTGCCAGTTAAGTTAGCTACTTTCTCGTCGGCATCCTTGCCAAGTAACTGCAATTCCGTTTCTGTCCATCGCCGAGCCGGTCGATTTGAAATTAGGGTGACATCCATGTCAGAAGCTTTTGAGTAAACAGACTGAATAGAGCGTTCAAGTTTTTCAGCTATCAGGCTGCCGGGCATATATCCAGCAACCTCCCTCATAAACTGCTCTTCATATCCTTCCCATGGTTCATAGGGTTTTGTCATAACAGTCTCACATTGGAACTTCTTCCATTTCAGCCTTGCGGATACCGTAAATGTCGGTGGCTTTTTCGAGTTGCTCATGGTGATCTGCAAGAACGCGCTGACTGTACTTGAAGAATTTATCCAACTCAGCAACTGATTTTGCATTGCTGGCGGCGGCAGTAAAATCAGAAAGCAGTGTGTCAGGAGAGCGCTCCTCGACCTTCGTAGACTCCAATTCTCCTTCGATAGGTTCCTGTTTTTTCGTATTAATCATCTTGTTCAGGTCAGCATTAGTGCGAGGCGTTACGTCACGCTCAGGTTTCGGCTTACCGTCCAACTCGTCAGTGGAATAGACGCCGAGAATAACCTCTGGGCAGTACAGGCGAGACCAGCGCTTAACTGCGAGATAGGCCAACTGTTGCTTGGGGTCGCTGGCCCATAAAGTGGAATTTCTTACTTGCGCCTGAGACAGTAGCAACTCAAGAACGCGTGGTTCATCCTCGCCTTTCATCGTGGCCCAAACTCTAATGCCCAAGCCTTTCTCATCAGCCAGCGTCCAGTCTGGTGCAATGTATTTGTTGCCTTTTGGGGATGTTTTCTCTGCGAACTTGCCGATCACGTTCTCCCACTGCCCGAACCAGTCATAATGGATCCGGTCTTTGGTGGGAGCCATTGCGTAAATCACCGCGTTAACTAGCTGTGCTTCATATCCAAGTGTTCCACTGACTACGTGAGTTTTCTGAGCAACTACAAACGGGTTCATTCCCCATTGAACGGCCTGCATCGCAACTGCCATGCAGTCAGCTTTATTACCGGCAAGATGCGCTGGGATTGTTGAGCGACCGCTTGCCATTAGAGTTGCAAAGTTTTGGATAGCCATTAAGTTTTGCGGGCTGAAAATAGCCACGTTCGCATTAGTGATGGACGGCTCATTACTTAGTTCGATATTGGCGATGTCAGTCATTGTTCTTTTTCCTTGCCCATGCCGGGCGGTAAATGGTTTCTACACCGCCCCATTCGTTGCTGAGTCGGCATTCGTGATAGGTCTGTAAATTTTTGCGATAAAGTTCGTGCCCGGCTGCAACATCGTCGGCATCAAGCTGGAATACCCGAGTCGGATATCTGCCACAGTCGATTGTTTCGCTAACGGCAAGAAAGATAAAAGTGGGGTATTCGTTGAAGTGATTAAGATAACCATCCCGGTACATGGCATCCTGCACGTGATACCGGAATTCTTCGATGTGGCGAGAGAAGCGATCCATGTCAGCGACTTTTTTCACATCGACGATAATTGGCTGACTTCGAAGAAACTTATCTGGGCGTATTCGGCACAGCTCTTCCGTTTCCTCATCTCGCCAGTAAATAGACGATTCGCAGTATCCTTCTGCTTCTAAAAAGTATCGCGCCGCCGGGTGAGCTAAGGCGCTTCCTCGCATTAATCCCAGCTTCCTGTGCTGTTCAAAATCCATGACAGTCTTCCCTGACTCTTCGCACTCTTTCAGAAAATCCTTTTCTGCTGCCTTGCCGTCAGTGGTTCGGCGATTAAACTCTGGTGCTTTGGTAAAGCGGTTATCAAACTCATCTGGCTCTAACAGTAGGCAGTGCAGGGCGGTGCCCATATCCAGTGCCTTGAGCTTCTCCGTATCTACTGGCGCTGTTTTCTTCCATGTGAGTATTGCGGGGTTAATAGCCACATCATCCAGTTGCGACTTACTGACTCCCGGCCCCGAGTGATAATCCTCGTTTGAAATATCTTGATAGTGGCCCGGCTCCATCATGCTGCCTCGTCGTGTTCAGCTAAGTGGCGCTGTATTTCCATTACACGCTGCCACTTTGCGTTATCAAGCAGAACGTTGTAGAGCGCGGTATCTAGTCCTTCGAAGTCGTACTCATCAACTAAAATACCGAAAGCCTCACGGTCAAAGTCAGGTAGTTGCTCAAAGACTTTAATCAGATTGCTGACCTTGAGTGCTTTCTCTTGCCGAGTGGCTACTCGTCCTGCCTGTTCCAATTCTTGCTCGCTCAATGAGCTGTAAAGCTTCCGTGCTTCGTTAATTTCTGCGTATGTCATAGCGGATTCCCCTTACTGCGTAGAAACTCGACTATCTTGTCCAACAAGCTCTTGCGAGGTGGAGGAGTGAAGCTGGCTGATGTAAGGCGGTAGGTCGGTGAGTGCTGAATTTTGGTCAAATAGTTAGTAGAGCAGCCCACGCAAGGCCACCCTGCACAAATTAGCTGTTGCATGGGTTACTCCGGTTTAATTAGTAGGTGATACGAACTGAGGAAATGAGGTTCTTAGCGATAGCGGCTACACATTTCTGTGCGCAATCTTCTGGCAATCCGTTTGCAATTAAGTCTGCTACGGCTTGGCGGTTTATGGTGCGACGATGCTCAACGTCTTTCGCACGTTTGTCAGCTTCATCAGCAACACGTTTCTCTTCTGCTAGCCGGGCATCTTCTTTCTGCTTGGCTTCGCGTTGGATGCGGTCAGCTGCTTCCTGAGCTTTCCGTTGCTCGGCTGCGATAGCTTCCTGCTTCTCGCGTTCGACACGTTCAGCCAATTCTTTAGCATCACGTTCAGCTTTAGAGGCGGCATCCTTGGCTGCCTGTTCGGCTCGTTCCTGAGCTAGTCTTGCATCACGCTCACGCTGTTCTGCTACCGCAACTTCCTGTCGGGCTTTTTCTTCTGCATCACGAGTTGCCTTTTCCGCTGCTTCCTTAGCAATGAATTCTTCATGGGCCTTGCGCAGACGTTCAACTTCTTCAGCTTTCTCTTTAGCGTCACGGTCGAAAGCGTCATTCATCAGCAATGCCATTTCGTGAGCCACTTCAATTTCTGCCGCTAACTCTTCAGCTTTCTTCTTGGCTTCAGCCTCCTGCTTTATCCGTTCCTGTTCGGCTTCCCAGTCCGTTACCGGCTTGCGGATTGCGACGGCAATATTGTCCAACTCGTCACGAAACTTTTTGCGATTGGCATCTATCAGGGCTGGGCGTGCTTTTAGCTCAGCAACTAACTCTTTAGCGCGAACCTCAAATGCTGCTTTCGATTTGCGAACTTGGTCAGCCATCGTGATGTATACGCCACGGCCCTTCGCGGTTTTCAGGTCACCAACCACTGAACCGGCTGTTTTGCGAACGTTATCAATCAACTCATCAATGAATTTGTCATTGAGCAACGCGACTTCTAAATCTGTTTTCTCGGCCGGCAGTGTGACGAGTGCCAGTTCCTTTTTTTCTTCTGCCATGCTGATTTCCTTGTGCTACTCCCACGGCAAAATACCCGACTATGGTTTGTCAGTTATTTAGTAGTGGGAGTGGGGGAGTTAGTGGTGGTTAGTCTTCTGATTCTTCGTCTTCAACCGGCTCTACCAGTTGAGAATTCACTGCGCCACACTCTTGGCATTCGGTGTGGGTTAATGCTGAAAATGGCCCTTTCCAGATAACTGAGCCGCCACATCGTGAACACTGCATATCTCACCTATTTAGTTGGAGGGGTTATTTACTGCGAGCTGCTAGCATGGCGTCGGCAATTAAATATGCGTCACAAGCTAGCTCTTTATATTGCGGCGACTGTGGGCCGCCCCCAAAAGAATAACCGTCATATCTTCGGACGATTGCTGCCATTGCCTTAGCCGCGAAGTAATCACGCAATGTCATACCCATGTCCCAACTTTGCCACTTATCACCAGCGCCATCTGGAACATTAGGAAATGCTGGGCCTCCTTTTTCTTTATCTGCCATCGTCTTACCCTCTATCAGTGAACCTAGTTAATCTGCCTCAACTTCGTCATTTGGCTCGTTAAGCCAATCCGGACGCTCACCCTTGCCAAGATAGAAGTCGATGACATCTAACAGGCGAGGATAGAATTTAAGTGCTGTCTTGCCGTCCATATCTGCAATCTCGCGCTTACTGAATTTTCGCCACTCATCGGCTGTGTGATTCTGACAGCCAGCACGAACATTTTCGCCGTTGCTGATTTGCAGATAATACTTCTCCCCCATAATGACGTAAGTGCGATCAGGCAGGTTGGCACCGCGCAGGTTGGCACCGCACAGGTCGGCACCGCACAGGTCGGCACCGCACAGGTTGGCACCGCGCAGGTTGGCATCACGCAGGTTGGCACCGCGCAGGTCGGCTCTGGATCCGTTCTCTCTGTACGACTCAATCCAGATTTTATGCTCGGCGAGAATTTTGTTTAAATCGGTAAGATTCATTGTTACCTCGATTTTCAGGCATGAAAAAAGCCGCCTAAGCGACTTGTGTTTGTAGCGAACTTGCCGAAGCCCTCACGTATAAGGGCAGCGGTAAATTGACTAGGTGAATTTAGGGAATAAAAAAGGCCGCTTATGCGACCTATTGAATTCTTTCTGTTCGCCCTCCATGGCGTAACACTTCCCCATATTCGCCAATACTTACGTTGGTTTCCCTGTGCTGGCGTAACGCCTGCTTTACCGCTGTTTCAGCGTTACCACGATAAGCGTCAAATTCAGCCTGAAGTGCTTTAAACTTTTGCTTCCATTCGCGATCAATATCATCATATCGATCTGAATCTGGAGGGGAGTAGAAGGCCATTCCGTAACATTCATGACCACCACTGACGGCCTCAGCAAGGCAAGTGAGCTGCTCTGATGTCAGTGTTAAATCACAGTCGTCAGTGGCTTTTGAAATACACTCTTCCCAATAATCTAAGTCAGTCATTTCTCACCCCTTAACAATGTGAACAGCTTCTTTACGAACGTTATTGACCGCCTTCAACAGGTAACAACACGCCGTTAAATTCTGGTGTATCTCTGTTCACATATTGCCAAGCAACAACCGTTGAATCTGAGAATCTTGAATTCCTCAAAGTTGTGCTTACCCACCAACAGTTTTGGGATGAATCATCACTGATTGTTAGCGGCTTATCGGTATGTCTTACTGCCGTAATTGTGTGCAAAGAGCCATCAGTCCATTTTCTTACGACATGGCACTCTGGCCCTCTGTCAGGGACGCAATCGTTAATATCAATCCAACTCATTTTTATCTGTCCTCTACTTAATAACGTGATAGCAATCTTCACGAACGTTACGGAAGCCTGCTGCAAACTTAGCGACTTCAGGCAAACACAACCCGCCCTCAATTACCGGCTTACGCTTGAACTCATACTCGAAAAGATACGAAGCGCGGATAATCTGCATCTTGTAGGCCTTAACGCGACCAAACGCTGCTCTGGCAATCATCCGTAGTGGAGCAGGCGAGTAACCAGTGCGTCTAACTGGTGATGTGGAATAAGCGTCAACCTGATACTTTCGACCGACTGACATAGGGTTAGCGATGGCATATGCCTGTTGCTTTGCTTTACGCTGTGCATCACGACGGCTGCGGCAATTTTCTTTGATAGTGTGCGGCTTAATCATGTTGTTCTCCTGAGATAGCTTTGGTGGTGTGTGCTGGGGAGGGTTACCCGTATCGACTCGCTTCTGGCTACTCTTATTCGCCCAATTTCTGCAAGCCTCGCCGCTTCACATGCGACACATTCCAGTCCATTGACCTCTGGTCACACACCCCAAACCTATCTCGTTTGGTTATTTGCACTTTTCAGCGCTCGATTGAGTTTTAACTTCCTGTCTTACTTTTGGCGTCCTGCCGTGTTGATGGAATTAATATACAAGATAACAAACTTTCTTGTAAACACTAATTCTTGTATTTGCTTGTTATTTATTGTCACTTTATTGTTTTTAAAGTGAATTTATTTTGAAAATAATCCAGACGTGACCACTCGCACCTGGCTATCAGGCGTGAAAAGTGTGAGGTGAGTAGTGTTTAACGCGGGTAGGGTGGTGAGATTGTCAGATTACAGGCACAAAAAACCCGGCAGCGGGGCCGGGTTAGGTGTGGGAAGTATTAATTGAATGATTTCACAAAATAGTTTTTTCTGTGCAACCCAAGGTTATCATTATTAATATCAGTAACTTCAACAACAAGAGATAATTTTTTACCAACCTTGTGTTTTTTCTGTATATTTTCCAGCATATCTACAGGGAATGATGCTCGTATCTTTTCACCATCCACTTCAATTTCAAGCTTGCCATATTTTGATAGTGAAGCTAGCTCACCAACAATAGTTTCTATGACCGGAGAGGAAATGGTTGTGGCAGCTAGGCGGTCACTTAGCATTTTTATCTTTGTGGAATTAACAGAAACCTTACGATTTCCATCACTAAATGGGCCAATCCATGATAAATCAAAATCAATATGATTTTTATCGCACTCTTCTACGATTTTTTTCAAACTTTGGGCCGAGTTGAATCCAATTTCGGCGACCTGATTCATCATTGTAGTAGCGTCAACTGCATCCAGTAAGTTAATGATTTCTTTAACTGCTTTACTAGATACGGTTTCAACTAGTTCACATTGCCCCGTTGAAAATGTAAGTCCAAGCCTAGTGGACCCAGGAGAAATCTCAGCAAGTCGCATATTTAATGAGCTCTTTATACTATAAGGAACTTTATGTGAATCCCTGCCTGAAGATAGTTTGTGCGTTGCTCGCTGAACCATTGCAGCTAAATTGCTAGTGATTATGCCCATAATTTCAAGTGGCACAGTTCCTAGGTCAACGATTGAACCTTTTAATCGCAATTCCATGAAATCAAGTAGTGGATGACGAATATCCAACGCGCGTTGTTCTGCTTGGAGATCGCTCATATAAGCATCCATGTTATTTAACATGATGCGATCTGCAAATGTCATATTCTTGGCAGAGGATATCGAATCGAGTTTATTCTGAACGAACTTAATACGTTTCTTTAGTAAAATCATATCCTTATTATCGTTCATAGTGATAACCTCGCTACCCCTTTAGGGGTATCCTCTCTATCATGGCAAAACACACCACGCCAATGCATTCTATCTTCATCATAATCACTTCGTGGGCAATTTTTATACAACAAAAGAAGGTCAATATGATAGTTATTCTTAATGTACTTCCTGTTGAGTATGCACTCTATTTGCGGCTGGAACATTACTGGAATAAGATTCAGTTGGTCGAAATCAATAACTAACAAGATATCAATATCGTCAGGCTCGGGTTTTTCCGTTGTGAATGAACCATCTACCCATAGTTCTAAAAAACACTTAAATTGTTGGTTTAAACTTCTAACATCACTCATGAGCTGTATGTAATTACAGTATAGCATACTCCTTCTGGCGGATTTCGGGAATGCATCAACACATAGCGTCTTGATTTCAGCATCATTCAAATCATGAAATCCGGGAGGAAGGAGGGGAGGGAAGCAAAGCTTTTCCATCCTAAGTCCTTATTTTTATGCTAGAAAATTATAAACTAACATTTTCGCTTCAATGTAAATCTAACAAAATCCCCCCCCACCCCTCTATGGGCTAGCAGTGGGTTAGGGCTACCAAGCCATTACCGACCAGTTGATTACTCGGCCGATTATTTTTACATCGTCCAGATCTGCTTCTTCATCTGGAAATTCGTCTTTGTTGTAGCTGCGAATACTCAAGCGCCGTCCAGGTAATCGGTAAAGCAGTTTCACCCTAAAAAGCTCATCCTGCTCAATGGCATAAATTCCGCCATCAGTTATCTTTGTATGCCCCTTGTCAACAGTTACGGTTGATCTGTTAGGTATCAAAGGGGCCATGCTATCTCCGTGAACTGGGAAGCTAATCACGTTTACTGGCTCAGCCCCATATCTACGCAAGGTTGATTTAGAGAAGCGTAATTTAAAGCCATTGTGATCTTCATTTGTCGTGCATCCAGCACCAGCGGCCAACTCAATGCTTTTGTAGTAAGGTATATAAACCTCGTCATCCTCAAGTGGGGTGTCATTGTCCCACGCAACCACACCAGACCATTCATGTTCTGGTGGGATGGTTGAATCTGGGTGATGGATTTTATTCTGCTCCCCATTACCAGTAAGAAGCCAGCTCAAACTACAACCCAAAGCTATAGCTAGTTCCGGAAGGTAGCGCGGTCGCTTTGTCTTTCCATCTTCTAATTGCTGGATAGCTTGTTGCGATGTTTTAGCCCGAATAGCAAGCTCTGCCTGCGTCCAGCCAAGCTCCATTCTTCTTAGTTTCACTCTTTCCGCAATAGACATAATACCCTCAGTTTGTTACCTCCTATTTTTACAAGAAATAAGGTATTTGACAAACAAGCTAGTTTGACAATAAAATACAAATTAGTTTGTATGGAGGTTGTATGGAAAAATTATCTGACCGACTCAAGCAGAGACGCATCGAGCTAAATCTTACGCAAGCACAACTTGCTGAATTGGCTGGAACTAAGCAGCAAACCATTCAACAGGTCGAGTCAGGCACTACTAAAAGACCTCGTGTTTTGGTGGAACTAGCTCAGGTTCTTAAGTGCGATCCAATCTGGTTGTTGTACGGAAATTCAAGCGGCAAAGCCGCTTAATCACCACCCGCTCATTAAACACCTCAATCGAGCGCTGAAAAGTGCACCACCAAAAAACTAATCACAAGTGGCATTAGCTACGGCTTTGTCACGTAACAGCATCTAACAAGGGAAGAGTACGCAATGGAACGTGCAAGTAACAGCAAGCTAACACAACGTCAAATTGACCGAGCAGAAACAGACCTGCTGATTAATCTCAGCACGCTAACGCAGCGTGGACTGGCAAGCATGGTTGGATGTCATGAATCGAAGATAAGCAGAACTGACTGGCGCTTTATGGCAGCGGTCATTTGTGCTTTTGGGATGGCATCAGAGATAAGCCCAATAAGCAGAGCGTTTCAGGATGCATTTGGGATGCTTACAAAACAAAAATCCCCGCGGCAAGGCAGGGATTCAGCAGAGCAGATAACACTTAACTTCTGAGGTAATAATAATGCAAAACACTGGATCAGTAAACAGTAAGGAACGCCCAATACTTTTCAATGCCGAAATGGTCAACGCCATTCTCAGTGGTCGCAAGACGCAGACTCGCCGGATTATGAAGGTTCAGCCGTCCGAGCACTTTCACCCACAAACCATTCATGGAGCGATGGACTTCACGGCCCACTGGTACACGCCGGGAGTGATAGACAAAGACGGTTATCTGCAACCCGCAAGAAAGGATGTGTTTGGCGTAGCTGATGAGGATGAAGGTTATACCTGTCCGCTAGGTGCAGTCGGGGATCAGCTATGGGTGCGCGAGACTTACAGGATGGCAAGAAGCCTTGATACGCATTCTCCGAGCGAGGTTGCAGAGCTATCGCTTAACGCTGGTTATAAAAATCCTTGGGCACCAATTCAGTTAGAAGCTGATGGCACTCGTATCGGTAAGTGGACAGGTTTTGATACTCCACCAGTCATTACCGAGGCGGGGAAACTGCGACCGTCCCTGCACATGCCGCGCTGGGCGTCCCGTATCAACCTGTTAATCACTGGTGTTCGTGTTGAGCGGTTGAATGATATCAGTGAGCAGGATGCGATCAGTGAGGGGTTGGAATGTTACGTCGATGATGGCGTTCCATACTACGGGCCATTTAATAATGGCGACTGCCGACCTGATGTCGTTTTTCGCGGATTATGGGACTCAATCTACGGACAGAAAGAGGGTGAGAACTGGCAGGCTAACCCATGGGTATGGGTGATTGAGTTTGAGCGCATGGAGGCCAAATGAATACAGCGAAAATCTTATTATTTCCCGAGCAAATACAGGGGGAATTCAGGAGCAACAGGATGGAGAACCAGAAGCTTGGTTATGTCCCGTTGTACCGAAGCATCAAGAAGAAACCTTGGCACAAAGATGTTTTCCTGCGGACTCTCTGGGAGGACCTGTTATTGGGTGCTCAAAGAAAGCCCCGCACGGTTAATTTCAAAGGCAACCAATGGAATCTTCAAGCCGGTCAACTGGTCACGACAGCGGCTGATTTAGGGCTATCTCTGTGCGACAGAGAAGGTAAGCCAACAAGCCGTGATGCGGTGGGCAGGATGCTCTCCTTTTTCGTCAAAGAAGGGATGATCACAACGGGCGGCGAGAAGCGAAAAGGGACGGTAATAACCATCTTAAATTACGCCGAATATGCCGAAAAAATAGACAATTTACCCGCACATAGCGCCGCACTTAAACCCGCACATCATGAACAAGAAGGTAATAACAATATAAAACCCTTTACGTCAGAGAATTCTAACGAATCCCCTGACACCCCACCTAAAAAGCTTCCTGTTGTTCGTCCTGATGCTGCAATCCAAAGCGGTAAAAATTGGGGAACTGCTGAAGACCTTCGAGCGGCGGAGTGGATGTTCAGCGCCGTGCTGATGATTGCCCCTGACGCTAAAAAGCCGTCTTTTGCTGGCTGGGCCAATAGCATCCGGCTGATGCGGGAAAGGGATGGCAGGAATCACCGAGATATGTGCGTGCTCTTCAAGTGGGCCACTCAGGATAGTTTCTGGTGTGGCAATGTGCTTTGCCCGTCAACGCTCCGCGAGAAATGGGACAAACTGGACATCAAGCGCAAGAAGCAGCAATCAGGCACCGCTACTGGTAAGCCTGTTATTGATTTTGATAACACTGACTGGATAAACGGGGTATCGGTATGAGAAATGTCGTCACAGCCATCCAGAATCGTGATGGTCAATCATTGCAGCAGATTTACGGTACTGAAAAGCCAAAGCAGCAGGTGCCAGAGCAGGCCGCGCAGATATTCAACGAGCTATTTCGCCAGTTGAAAGCCGCATTTCCAGCGCTGATGACCAGCATCAAAGACCAAAACGACCTGAACGAACTACGCCGCCAGTGGGTGTTGGCATTCGTCGAAAACGGTATTACCAGCATCGACCAAGTTAACGCTGGGATGAAGATCGCCCGTCAGCAAGCAACGCCGTTCCTCCCAGCGCCGGGCCAGTTCATCGCATGGTGCAAACAGGGTGCCACCCGTGCCGCTGGGCTACCTGATGCAGATGAGCTTTACGACATGGTGATGGACTACGCCAAGCGTCGCGACATGTTCAGTAGTGCCGAGGCGTTTCCTTGGGCCAGTAATGCGGCTTATTGGATGGTTACCAAGCTCTACTCACAGGAGCGAGTGCAGGGGCTTTCTGAGCAGGACTTGCGCAAACGTTGTGGCAAAGAATTGGCTGACATGTCGAAGCGCATTGAAGCTGGTGAACCAATCCCCGCGCCGGTGGTGCAAATCCCTAAGCTTCACATCCCGGCCAGCAACGAGAAAGCACTGGATCACATTGCCGAACTACGCGCCAAGCTGAACATGACGAGGAAATCATGAGCGCATTAGGTGCATTTATCAAACAGCAGATAGAGCAGCAAGAACGCCATGAGCAAGCCCTCCGCATTAAATTCCTAAGCAAGTTACCTGAAAACACCTTCCAAGCAATTTACGAAGAGTGCTTTGGCACTGATGAAGACGTTGATTGCTCAGGTGCAAGGTACAACGGAATTTACTACAGCGAGTGGGATATCTATTTCGCATCACATGAGCGTGACAGTGACGCGGAAGTCATTTTTTAGGAGAAGAATATGATTTATCGGCGTGGATGGGTTCCTGTTTTATACCGCTTCGAACTTGAGAAGAGGCTTAAAAGTCAAGGGTTCGAGAACTGGCAGAAAATATCGAGATTCCTGTGTGATGGTGACGCCAACGCTTACGCAGACCATGAAAACCAGCCAAATCATTATGCATATCAGGTTGTCGATCATACTGAGTGGCTTGAAAGGCGAGACGCTAAATTATGGCAGCGTCTAAACCGCCTCTGGTTCGTTCCCCTTTGGGTTTTGACAATTCCTTTCCAGTGGCTATTCAGGGGGCGAGTTGGGTTTGAGACAACATCAAAAATAGGCCTTCTTTGCCAGAAAATAACGGGACTTGAGTGAAGGAAATCATGATGGACATAACTAAATCGCGGGAAGACTTTGAGGCTTGGCTTAAATCGAAAATGCCTACGACATACAAACTGGCCTACGAAACAGAAAATTATTGCGACGATGAAGACATGGTTAATTTAGCCAAGGCATCAGTGCTTGATATGCGCACTGCGTGGCAAGCGTCTAGAGAGAGCATTGTGGTGGATATCGACTGGCCAGAAGCTAACGATGACTTCTGGAAAGAAGGGGAAGATGGTGCCTACGCAACCGGTCACACAGATGGTCGGCAGCAAACTACAGATGCAGTAGTAAAAGCCCTCCGCACTGCCGGTATTCGAATCAAGGGAGAGAGTGAATGAGTGAACTAAGAAATTGGCTTGAAAGTGGTGATTACTTACCAAATGAGTTTCGGGACTTTCACGACCAAAAGGATTTGTTCAAAGCAATGCACTGGATTATCGAAAATGCTAACGAAAACGGAAATGCACGTGATGGTCATATCTACGTCGTCGATACCTTTCTTTGGTACATGGCAAGCAGGGGATACACCCTACAACGCTCAAGAAAGAAAATTAATTTCAAAGAAATATCAGATGATGTAATCCGATTTAAATCAGAAAGCATGAGAATTTTTGATGAAACATTAAGAACGGAGAAGGAGCCAAAACCATGAAAGCATTAGATAGTTTCACTGTAGAGAGACTGGGCGAAATCAAAAATGCATTTCTTGATTGCAACAAAGAAACCGCGCCAAGCATTGGAGAGATTTTCACTCTAATTGACATCGCGTTAGCTGCAAAGAGGGCTGAGCCTGTAAGCCTTGAATCCGCAATCGAAAAATTCAAGGAGTACAACATTGGCTTTCCAGTTGAAAAGTTAAAAGCCGACTTCGTTATTTCATGGTGCCTGACCAATCTAACCCCACAGTTGAACTCTCCGGTAATTCCGGAAGGTTGCCCTGAATTTGCAGAAATATATGTGGGTAATGACCTATTCGCATTGTGCGACTGGGAGAGTTTTGACAAGGTTAAGGGCTACAAATGGGCGCTAACAACTCGCGGTCGATCTGGAAATTTATACGCACAGGCATGGAGAAAGGCTTCAGATGGGGGAAGAGAAAAAATTTCCATGCATCGCTTGATATGTGGTGAGGAGTCTGGCGTGGTCTATGACCATATTAACGGGAATGGGCTGGATAATCGGCTATGCAATCTTAGAAAAGCTTCCGCTCAACAGAATTCATTTAATCAAAAATCACGAGCAGGAAGTTCGATATATAAAGGCGTATCTTTCGATAAAGAAGGTGGGCTATGGCGGTCATATATAACCGTAGATGGGAAAAGAAAATATCTTGGCCGACACGCGGAGGAGGTTGATGCCGCAAAGGCTTATGACGTAGCGGCAATAGAGTTATTTGGTTCATTTGCCCGATTAAATCTAGCCGCCGCACCGGAGAAGTAAATCATGATGCCAATATGCAAACACTGCGGAAAAGTATGCTGGAAAAACTGGTGCTATCGATGCGACAAGGAAAGTGGCTATCAGGGGAAATAGAGGTGAAAGATGCAAATCGATATGGTCAAGAATGCCGGTGGCGTTTTTGTTCCAGCCTTCGATCACGACTTACCAAGGTTAACCAAGTTCAAAAATGGTGAGATGTACACCGCCGACATTAAGCTAACTCGAAATCCTGCTTTTCACCGAAAAATCTTCGCCTTCTTCAATTTCTGTTTTGCCCACTGGTCTGCTGATAAAACGCCAATGGCAAACGCAGACGAAGCCACTCAATTTGACCGATTCAGAAAGGACTTAACCATTCTGGCGGGATTCTATGAGCAAACGATGAGGCTGAATGGTGATATCAGGACGGAAGCAAAGAGCTTGGCTTACGGGAACATGGAGCCTGACGAGTCGAACGCTGCTACAACGCAATGGTAAACGCCGCAATAAAACATCTGTTTGGGCGCACGACTGACCAGAACATTATCAACCAACTTTATAGCTACTTCTGAGGTCGGGCATGAAAATTACAGATCAAGAAATATTAACAAGCATATTCCATGAAATAGCAAAGAAACTTCCATATTTCGCGACAAATAACTATTTCGGCAATCGGCGCGGGCTAGGTAACACTGATGAATGGTCACAGCGTTATGCGACGCAAATATGCACTGCTTGTCGTGAAAACGCTCTGAAATTGGGGTTAAGTAACACTCAATCAATGATCCGAATTCGGGGGTTAATTGCCAGCGGCTACCTTGTAGCGGAGAAATCCCGACCCGGACAGTCGTTTTACTTCTCTTTGCCTGAAAGTGAAACAAAGCCAATGTTTGAAAGAACACTGGAATTATTGACTAACGGAGGGATAACAAAAGAGCCAGTAAGTGACGCGGGCTTTGATGAGTTAGCGGCGAATATCACTGAGATGCTGGTCATTGAATTCGGTGACAAGGGGAAGGTGGCGGCATGAGTGAACTCCCCCAATCAATATGTATCTTCTGCTTCCTGATGCTTAACAAGGGTGAAACCTACGCTCATCAGAAATGCATTGATAAAGCAGCGAAGGAGAAAAGAGATGGTAATTGAAATTATTGCAGTTACTGCGCTGGGGATTTCCCTTATTCCTGCCGGTCTACTCTCATACATCTGGTGGAGGATTATCCGTGGCTAATTTACGCAAAGAGGCTAGAGGCCGCGAGTGCCAAGTTAGGTTACCTGGTATCTGTAACGGGAACAATGAAACTGTGGTGCTGGCCCACTATCGGCTATCGGGAATATGCGGCACTGGAATCAAGCCGCCTGACCTATTCGGAGCGTGGTGTTGCTCCGCGTGTCATGACGAAATAGACCGTCGCACACACATCATGGATATCGAGAGTGCGCATCTGGCCCATTTAGAGGGAATGGTTAGGACGCAGGCAATTTTACTGTCGGAGAATAAGGTGAAGATATGACCGAATATCACATAGACCTACCCTGGCCGCCCAGCGTAAACACCTACTGGCGACACTCAAGGGGAAGGCACTACATCAGCGAGAAAGGAACTAAGTACCGACAAACAGTAATCGACACCATCAAACACCTCGGCCTAGATATCAACACCTCCGCAAGACTCAAAATATCAATATCAGCACACGTACCAGACCGCCGCCGCCGTGACTTAGACAACCTGCAAAAGGCCGTCTTTGATTCACTAGTGTATGCAGAATTCATGCAGGACGATGAGCAGATAGATGATTTCAGTGTTAGGCGGCAGCCGATTGAAAAGGGTGGGCGGTTATCAATATCAATTACTGAACTGGAGTAAAGCATGAAATACGCAGACCCATTCCACACACTCCCTCAGTACAAAGACAAAACCCAATTACTCAGAACATGGAAGATAGCCAGAAGGGTTATCACGCCAGGGCAGCAAGTTTGGACAAAATACCTTTTGATGCTTTGGGGGCGACATTTAGGTGGGGATGACTCACACGAACTGGATGGCGGTCAAAACGTAATTGGACGGCTAATGGTTAGAACTGCATGGAGCGCTGATAGGTCAGATCAAATAATCAGGATTGTGAAAATGCTGCATGAAGATGGCTTACGAGGTGATGAGCTTTATCGTCGTTCGCGGGAATTAGCACTACCTGAAACCTCAGTAAGCAACATCATCGCTCTCGCCAAAGAATCAGATGATGCCGCTTTTGTTGAAAAGGTCATGTGTAAAGCACTGAATAAAGCCAGCCCAATGAGGGCATACGCTATTAAACGATATTGTGATCGCAAGTACCCGCAAATATTGAAGAGGGAGTTAGTTCGCCTTACTGGATGTAGCGACAAGGAGGCCAGAAACCGCGTTGAGTGGTGCGAAGAAATACTGGAAGTAGAAATGTTTTATGCTTTTAAACGTGAAATGGAGAAAGAATTTCTAATTAATTATCATTAAATAGAAAAATAGCACGAATTGCTAAGGCGGATGGGCAATCAATGTGTAGTATTTCGGTTAAGCTCGGACGTCAAAGGCGAAGAGCGGTGATGTAGTTGAGTCACCCAATCAAAGAAGGCTCAGTTAATCACTGGGCCTTTTTGCTTTTCTGCATTCGCATGAGCACTGAGTTGGTTAATCCAATCGTTGTGAAACAGTATCTAGCCGAATATCTGGAATATCTCGGCGTGGGGCATATAACTTATTTCCGACAACAATCCACTCGCCCTTAATCCAAACCTGAACTTTTTGCCGATCAACGCCCATGTGCCGAGCGAATTCGGATTTATTTCCGGAAAAGGTCAGTCTGATGTATTCGATTAGTGGCATATCAAACAGCCTTAATTTCGGGATTAACGATGAGATATGAGGTTCCGTGTTCATCATCCATTTCTACCGCATCGAAACCGAGATAAGCGGCTGCGCGTCCCCGCAAGCGTTGCATTTCCCAACCACATGCTTGGCGATGAAGGACGCATGAGCGTGGGTATAAAATTTCGTCGAATTCGTCAGTGTATTCATCGTCAGCTAGTGCATACGCTAAGGCTTTGATAGTTTCATCATCAATGTCGCAGGCGTAGACTTCAGTGCCAAGGAATTTAATGATTTCCTCAATGCGTTCATTCAGAGATGCATTGTCAGCTATCTTTTCTTCATCAACTTCATAAGCATAAACGGTTTCACCATCACCATGTGCTTTTGCAACACTAGCGTAATCGCTAGCAAACAAACCTTCAAATACGTTATCAGCAGCGCCACCTAAACCAAGAACTCCTAGTTTTATCTCTGGTGCCGTGTCGTCGTGAGAGCCGTGGAATAATTTCATTTTGTTTGCCTCGTTGCGTTGTCTATGCAATAAATGTAATCGAAAAAAGACTACATGTAAAGTGATGATTATCACAACTACTGAATATGACACCATTTCGTTGACGTTACCGATATGGTCCACATTTCAGGCTGCGCTATTGCGTGGCCTTTTTTCTTTAGCTCACCGCCTACACCAATCAACCGCAAACACCCTCTAGCGCACAGTGGAAACGGCGGCTGAGCTATTCCCTACACAACAGCAAATACACCCGACCAACGCCGGGGAAACTATTCCCCACAGGGGAGGTGGAGCATGAACATGCCTTGGAAATCAGATGTTGGCGTCTGGTCAACTTTTTTAGCCATTTTGATGACGTCCCTTGGGGCGCTGGCTAGTTATGCATACAAGGTACTTAGTGGTGAGAAATTCAGTTGGCGAACCTTGGCGTTACAGGTTTTTGTTTCTGCATTCGCGGGTGCCTTGATGTATCTGGCTGCTACTCATTATCAATGGCCGCCTGAAATTATAGGCATGGTGTGTGGATTGGCTGGCTGGTCCGGATCATCTCTGATTAAAGCGTTAGAGGCTAAGCTACTTGGGCGCGTAGGGGAAGTCGATGCAAATCAGTGATAACGGAATTAGTAAGCTGAAAGTCGAAGAAGGCGAGCGACTTACTGGCTACAAAGATTCTCGCGGCATCCCAACCGTTGGCGTTGGCCACACGGGTGTAGTGGATGGAAAGCCGGTTGCTGTCGGTATGGTCATTACCAAAGACAAATCATCCGATTTGCTACGTTCTGATTTGGCTTGGGTTGAAAAGGCTATCGCCACTAACGTGAAAGCTCCTCTCACTCAGAACCAATACGATGCACTGTGCAGCTTGGTATTCAACATCGGGCCGACCGCATTCGCTAATTCTACTGTACTGAAGCGCCTTAACGCCGGTGACTACAAAGGTGCCGCTGACGCATTCCTGATGTGGAAGAAAGCCGGTAATGACTTAAATATTTTGCTTCCACGCCGTCAGCGAGAAAGGGCGCTGTTTCTATCATGAACCGTGTAACGGCAATACTCGCCGCTGTTCTGATAGCCATTTTCACTGGGCTGGCTTGGTTAGCCTTTCACTACCACGGTCAATCTGTAGAGAAAGATAAAACCATCACCACGGTAACCGGTGAAAGGGATGTAGCCCAATTCACACTAGGGAACTACACCACTTCAGTCCGTATATTCAACGATATCGCCAAGGCCAACGAGCATGAAAAAAACCGCATTAGCAATGATGGTGAGGTACGAGCTGCGGCGATTAAAAAAGACATTGCAGGGGATGAGTGTGCTATTCGGCTTGTTCCTACTGCCACTGCTGACCTCCTGCGCCGACACGCAAATCAAATACGTTCAAGTGCCACCGGTACCGATACCAGCAAGCTTACTTTCTGACTGCATGCCGCCAGAGATACCCGAGGTATTAACTTGGGGTAACAGCCTATTGCTGAATGACACCATATTAACGGTGATAGAGCAGTGCAACGCAGACAAGGCGAGTATTCGACAAATTGAGGAAAAAAGAAATGAAAAACGAAAAGCAGATTAGTTTCGAAGAAGCTGCCAAGCCCTTGATTAAGTGGCTGGCTGAAAATGTTCATCCACATCACACGGTAATCGTCACCAGTACCGGCGCTGAGCTAATGATGGGCGAGATGTCATTCCCGACTGAAGAATTTCTGAAAGACTAATTCCCCCAACAAGGAATAGGTAGCTTCTCTCAACAAATAACTCACCGAAAGGAACGATATGGCTACTCAATACTTTGATAATCCAACTCAAGGCCGTAAAGACTTGGACGAAAGCATTCCCCAAGAGTGATAACCAGATTGTGCAGCCCTAAAGAGGTGATCCACATCTTGCTGACGGGCAAGCCGTAAGTGGTGTAGCAACGTCGACGGATGTGGCAAAGCTGCGAACCAGAAAATGAAGCTCGACTTAGGTCGGGCTTTTTTTATGCAGTAAATCCGAGCGCATTCTCGTGCGCAAATCAACCAAGAGTCTTTCGGGGTAGAGCTTGAGATAGGACAGTGGTTTTCGCTGACCCCTCTTGGGCTGCCCATATCTACGAGAACAGGCTCTATCACCAAAAGGTATCAGCGAAATGAAAAACTCATTAACAGTATTTTCTTCGAATAAATCCCCAGCCATGAGCAGTTTGGATTTTTTGAATAACATCATCAATCCATCTCGATGGGAAGCCGGGGAAAATCCAGTTCGGCCAGTTGACTTCCATTCCAGGGTAAATGACGAAATCGACGAAAAATTAAACTACGAAAATTTCGTAGTTGGTAAGACTGGGCACAATACCTACTACACCACGCTGAGCATGGATCAAATGATGCTAGTTGGCATGCGTGAATCTAAGGCGGTTCGTCGTTCTGTGCTGGCAAAGTTAAACGTGATGCATAGCCCATCAATACCTCAAACACTTCCTGAGGCATTGCGCTTAGCTGCTGACCTTGCCGAACAGAAAGCTCAACTAGAAAACAAGTTGGCTATTGCTGCTCCAAAGGTTGATTTCGTTGATAACTACGTCAATGCATCCGGTTCATTCGGCTTTCGTGAGGCCTGCAAACTACTGAAAGCGAAAGAGCCTGAATTCAGGGCCTTCCTGATTGCTTCGAATGTTATGTACGTTCTTGGCGGGAAGATGACACCCCGCGCTCCGCATATTGATGCAGGCCGATTCACTGTAAAGACAGGCGAGAACCTCAACAACGGGCATGCATTTACCCAGGCTAAATTCACACCGAAGGGTATTCAGTGGATCGCTGGGTTGTGGGCATCGTGGCAGTTGAATAATCAGGCAGCATGACCGGCGCAAAATTGCGCTCACTGATTTTAAAGACAAATTGAGAGCCACTTTCACAACGGCTCTCAATCATTACCAACTGGAATAAATATGAAATCACTCATTTATCAAGCCATTTCATTGGTGCTACTTGCCACTCTTATTTTCTCCGTGCTAACCGAGCGAGAAAGCATTACGGCAATAGTAGTTAGCGCTTATTGGATTGTAATTTTCCTTGCTGCCTTTGTTTCTGTGGCTGTGATGCTGGTTACGACCTTAGTGACTATAGAAACCAATGCTGAAAAGAAAGAAAAGCTGATTGAATTGCTAAAAAAGGCGGCAGTGAAGCGCGGAATTATCAGACGCTCATGGAATTGGCTATGTCTTGTCTTAATTGCTGGGGCGCTTGCTTATGGCGGTTGGGTATTTACTGCCGTTGTTTATGTAATCACCTCATTGATTTGCCGCCTGTGCGGATCAATAGCTCGGGACAAAATTGATGAATTGGAATTAAACGCGGTAGCGGCTAATTTATAAAACTCTGCCAAGCGTCACCACAATGGCGCTTCACAGAATTTTATATAGGTTTCGTAATGCGAAGGTGTCAGCCAGTCAGCGGCTGGGACTTTATTAACCAGCGGGATATTCTGTTATGGCTAATTCAGATACACAAATGAAGCGGCCATACCCGCCATTATCATTCGTTAATGAGTTCAGACCTCACATTGAATTGGTTCCCGCCACTGAAGTGCTTGAATGGGTTAACAGCCAAATACTCAGTGACGAAGGCGAGCTACACAATCCCGACCACGGACACTTAATTGACGCTGACATAAAAATCATGTGGGCATCATCTGCGTTTGAAAAGCAGGGGCGTACTGTTCTTGGTCAAGCCGAACAGGTAGCAATGAGAGCCGGTGGCTGGCAAAAGGCCCGAATGGAACAACAAATGTATGAATGGTTTGGTGATGTGCCGACATTCATCATCACTCTGGCTGCTGATTATTGCGCTCAATGCTCTGACCTTGAGTTCTGCGCACTGATTGAGCATGAGCTTTATCACATCAGCCACGCAAAGGACGAATTCGGCGCACCCAAGTTCAACAAAGAAGGGCAGCCAGTATTGAAACTACGCGGTCATGACGTGGAAGAGTTTGTCGGCGTGGTTCGCAGATATGGCGCAAGCATTGAAGTACAGGAAATGATTGATGCGGCAAGCAAGCCTGCGGAGGTAGCCCATCTTAACGTTGCCAGGGCGTGTGGAACATGCCTCTTAAAGCTGGCTTAACTTTGGATTGCTTTGGATGAATGGTGATTTATGGCTGCATTAAAACCGGATGTGAAAGCCTTCATCATTCAAGCGTTGGCGTGCTTCGATACCTTGGCGATGGTGGCTGAAGCTGTCCAAAAAGAATTTGGGATTAAAGTTACCCATCAGCAGGTTGAATCGCATGACCCGACAAAGGTCAGCGGAAAGGGCTTAGCTAAAAAATGGGTTGAGCTATTTACCATCACACGTGAACGCTTCCAGACAGAAATAGCAAACATTCCAATAGCAAATAAGGCCTATCGCCTACGAGCTTTGGATCGCATGGCCGCCGCTACTGAAAAACAAAAGAACTTCGGAATGACCGCCCAACTCATGGAGCAGGCCGCGAAAGAGGTTGGCGATGCTTACAGCAACAAACACAAATTTGAGCACACAGGGAAAGATGGTGGGCCAATTGAGTCGGCAGCATTAACCAAGGATGAATATAAATTAGCTCGACGGGAGATGTTGGAGGATGACGACTGTTGAGCAGCGGAATTATGCCCGCAAAATAGAGTGTGAGGAAGATGGGCTGTATTTCTCCAGATACTTCTTCAAGCAACGCACTGGCGGCAAGATGATTGTCGCACCACATCATAAAGTTATTAACGAAACATTAGAGCGAGTGGTAAGCGGCGAGATACAGCGCCTGATTATCAACGTTCCTCCCGGTTACACAAAAACAGAATTGGCGACGATCAACATGATCGCCCATGGCATTGCTTTAAATGCCCGCGCTCGCTTCATGCATCTGTCTTACTCGCACAACCTTGCATTGCTAAATTCATCCACGGCCCGCGCTATCGTTAAATCGAAAGCGTATCAGGACATGTGGCCTATGGCGTTGCGTGATGACTCAGACAGCAAGGCTATGTGGTGGACGGAACAGGGTGGTGGCGTTTATGCCTCATCTGCCGCTGGGCAGGTTACCGGCTTTCGTGCCGGGCATATGGAGGACGGTTTTCAGGGGGCATTGATTATTGATGACCCGGTTAAGCCAGACGACGCCTACTCAGAAACAGTGAGAGGCGGAGTTAACAACCGATTCAACGAAACAATCAAATCGCGCCTGGCTGTTGAAACAACGCCGATGATTGTCATTATGCAGCGCATCCATTACCACGACCTTAGTGGTTACCTGCTGCGTGGCGGCTCCGGCGAAATGTGGCACCACCTGAACTTGCCGGTAATTATCGACAACAGCCAGAGCTACACGGAGCAATACCCGGATAACACTCACGCAATACCAATTGAACACGGATTGCCTGATGGTTGGTTATGGCCGTTTAAGCACAATGAATCACACCGAGTAGCATTGTTCTCCCATCGACGCACTGCTGAAGCGCAATACATGCAGAAGCCACGTCGATTTAATGCCGAGGGAGCATTGTGGAATGAGGTGATGATCAATGCCGCGCATGACCTTCAGATTCGTTTTGACAAGGTTCGTACCGTGGTAGCTATTGACCCGCAAGCCACGAATAGCGATGAGAGTGATGAAACCGGCATTGCGGTTGCAAATTCATACGGAGCTGGTGACAAAAAGCAATACTCGGTTGATGCCGACTACAGCGGGAAATACTCACCCAATGGGTGGGCCACAAAAGCTATCAACGCTTACGAACAGCATGAAGCTGACTCGATAGTCATCGAGACGAACCAGGGCGGTGACATGGCAGAGGAAACGCTACGCAACGCTGGTTTTAAAGGCCGCATTATTCGCGTGCATGCCAGCAAAGGGAAGTTTGCACGTGCTGAGCCGATATCAGCACTGTACGAGCAGGGGCGAGTAGCTCACCACGGCAATCTTTACACGCTGGAAAACCAATTGATGGAATACGTTCCGGCCACCGCAAAGAAATCACCTGACCGCCTTGATGCTGTCGTGTACGCACTGACTGAACTCGGTGGCGCTCAACCTATGGGCATGATGATTCCGAAGCGACTAATGGGTAGATAAATCATGAGCTGCAAAGCGCCTACACCACCACCATACAAACCTGGCGATAGAGTTGTTCGCCCTGCCGCTCCACCGCCACGACCGAATAAACGAGAATGCCGAGGTTGCTGCTGTCAGCTTTCTGCGGGGTATCAACCCCATAACTGTACCGCTATCGGTGATCCGTTGCCTCCCCCACGAAAACCATAAGGATAGAATCATGGGAAACATTCAATTCGAATCAAAGCGTGTTGGTGGCGTCAGCCTATCCAAAGTGAAAATAGATGGCGTTGAGGCAGTGATGAAACAAGTTGGCGGCAGAAGTAAAATTAGCATCACTGGACGGGGGAATGTAAGGCAGGCGAAGTCTATTTGCAGGGTATTACACCAAATAATCAACACTGGCGCAGGTTAATCATGACAGACAAATTACAGCTTGCTGTTAACCATGCATTGCAGATTAACAGCGCAATCAGTGATTCAGCCATGGCTCGCGCTCGTATGGGCCTGCTCAATACCAGCATGGGGCTTGACGCTAAACGTGCTAACGCATGGTGCGAGTACGGATTCAAAGAGGAATTGACCTTTGACGACCTGTACAAACTCTATCGCCGTGGTGGTATCGCCCATGGTGCAGTAAATAAGCTTGTTGGCACATGCTGGCTGAGTAATCCAGAAATTATCGAAGGTGAGGAAAAGGATGAATCAGGCACTGTAACTCCGTGGGAAAAAAGCCTTAAAGCCGTATTCAATAATCGCCTGTGGCAACAATTCGCTGATGCAGACATGCGGCGCTTGGTTGGACGCTATTCGGGGTTGCTGCTCCATGTTCGTGATAGTGGTGCGTGGAATACGGCAGTAGTTAAAGGACGCGGATTAGAGAAGCTAACGCCTGTATGGGCTGGTTCATTAGTTCCGGCTGAGTGGGATACTGATCTGAATTCCACCTCGTACGGACAACCGAAGATGTGGCAATACAAAGAAACACTCCCCAGCGGGGCGAGTCGGCGTGTAAAAATTCACCCTGACCGCGTTTTCATCTTGGGTGATTACAGTCGTGATGCTATCGGCTTCCTTGAAGCTGCATATAACGCCTTTGTTAGTTTGGAAAAGGTTGAGGGTGGATCTGGTGAGTCATTCCTCAAGAACGCCGCTAGGCAGCTTAATATCAACTTTGAAAAAGAAATAGATTTTAGCAATCTTGCTTCTCTTTATGGCGTTAGCGTTGATGAACTCCAAGGTAAGTTCAACGAAGTAGCAGTTGAGGTGAACCGAGGAAATGACACCACACTGACAACTCAAGGTGCTAGCGTTACTCCACTTGTATCCGCAGTGGCCGACCCCGAACCGACTTATAACGTCAACCTGCAAACCGTTTCATCTGCTGTTGATATCCCTGCGCGGATCTTGGCTATGTCACAAACGGGTGAGCGGGCCAGCACAGAAGACAATCGCTACTTCAACACTCGATGCCAATCCCGCCGTAATCGCGCTCTGTCATTTGATATCGAGGATTTCTGCAACAAGCTAATCGACCTCGGCATCATTGATTCAGTTTCAATGAAAACGGTTATCTGGGATGAACTGAACGAGCAAACAGCAGCTGAGAAGCTAGATAGTGCAGTGAAGATGTCGCAAATCAACAGCTCATCAATGGCAACTGGTGAGGCGGTATTTAGTGGTGAAGAGATTCGCGTTGCGGCAGGTTACGAGCCAGATGGTGTAGAACCATTAGGAGAGACTGACGATGGCAGCGAAACCGAAACCGGCGATAATACCGAAGAATAAGAGCGATCCGACCGGGTTAAGTTCTTTAGAGCGAAAGGCGATGGCTGAATTTACCAGGCGGCTAAAGAAGGTTCAGAAAGCATACACCGAAGCACTTGATAGATTCCCCGCCTCACCCGTAGTTAACCGCAGATATGAATACCAACTCGACCCGCTACTACTCAACATCGTGCTGAATGATGCGAGCGTTCTCGTCGATGCTGTTTTATTGGAAGGCGGACAAAACTATCTGTGGTTTTCTGAGGATTATGTCGAGCCTGCTGCGATACGAGGTACAAATCAGGCATACGTCAACCTTAGCCAGCAATCAGCAACATACGCTGCCAGCCGCGAATCTCTGCAAGCCATCCTCTTGAGCACTCCGTATCAGCGCCGTATGGCTCTGACTTATGCGCGAGTATTTGAAGAGATGAAGGGGTTTACCGCTAAAACTAAACAGCAAATGGCGAGAGTGCTCACTGATGGAATAGGGCGAGGACTTAATCCGAGAGAGGTTAGCCGTAACCTGCGTGACGAAATAGGTATTGAAACGCGAAGAGCTAACCGGATAGCACAAACAGAAATACCAGGCGCATTAAGGCGGGCGAGATGGGAAGAGGCGGAAGATGCACAGAGCCTTGGACTAAAAACGATGCTCGTTCATATCTCTGCACTACTGCCAACAACGCGGCGAACACACGCGGCTCGGCATTCATATCTCTACACAGTGGAAGAGGTGCGCGACTGGTACGCGATTAATGGTAACTCAATCAACTGCCATTGCAGCCAGGTTGAAACGCTGGTTGACGACAAAGGTAAACCGTTAGCCCCTTCAATTATCGAAAAGCTCAAAGAGGAACGCAAAAAAATGGCTGAACGAGGCTATCCGTGGGCTGAGGAATAAATCATGTCAGATCAAGTTAACGTAACGGTGCAGGTTAATAACGCGTCTATACGTCGAGAAACTTATAACGGCAGGGATCATATAGTTATTCCAAGTTACACGCTCCCTGCAAATGTAATCATGAACAAAGAGTTCTATCCGGAAAGCGAAATCAGCGCTCACTATCAAGGGTTGGAAGGAACTCTTGCGCCACTAGGTCACCCCACAGTCAACGGTCAGCACGTATCTGCATTCTCCCCTGAAGGCATAAATATCGGGCATATCGGCGCATTTAACAGGAACGTGAAAAAGTCAGGAAATCGCGTATTCGTGGAAAAGTGGGTTGATATCGACGTAGCTAATCGTACTGAAGGTGGGCGCGAACTACTGGCGCGAGTCGCACAGATTGAGCGTGGGGAGGATGTGCCACCGATTCATACAAGCGTGGCGGTATTCAGAGAAAGGAGTGAAGCGCCAGATGACCTCAAAGCTCAAGGTGCGGATTGGGTAGTGAAAATTCACGCAATGGATCATGACGCAATCCTGCTGCATGAAGTCGGAGCTGCAACACCAGAGCAAGGTGTTGGCCTCATGGTTAACGCTGACCTTGCCACTCCGTTGCAGGCTAATTCTGGTGCACTGATAGGCGAGTCATTTCGTGAGCGTGAACGCCGGTTAGAGAAAGCCGCAAAGGACCGGTTTGCACCTGGAGATAACGACTACGCATGGATTGCCGACTTCACGGATTCTCAGGCAGTTATCATCAAGAACGGCGGTGACGCTCAAGTCTACGGCTACAAATCTGAAGGTGGGAAAATTACCTTTTCCGACACAGGAACAGCGGTAACCCGTCAAGAGTCATGGGTTTCCATCATCGCAAACAAAGTTAAATCCCTTTTTACTCCGCAGGATTCACCTGCAACCAATAGCAATAATACGGAGGGCGACATGCCTTTAACCAAAGAAGAAATGGAACAAATCGGCAGCATGATTGGTGAGGCTGTGGCTACCAATACAGAAAAGGCATTGAAGCCACTTTCTGACAAGGTTGATGCGCTACAAGCTAACCATAAAACGCTATCAGACACACTGACCGCTAACTCACGCGCAGAAGAAGTAACAAAGCGTGCTGAAGTAGCAAAAGTTCACGGTGAAATTGTGGCTAACGCGCTGTCTGGCGAAGCTCTGGATGCAATGTTTAAGTCGTTAGGCAAAGCCGCGCCGCTTGGTACTAATTCAGCGCAAACTCAGACAGAAAATGGCGCACCTGACCCAGCAACCCATTTCGGAGGTGCTAAATAATGTCTCGTTATCGTCGCGTTAATATTGACGGTGATTCCCTGTTTAAAACGGAAACCCGTAAAACCGCCGCCGCACTTTATCCCGGCACTTTTGTCGTGATCAACGGTAGCAAACTGTTTGCACAGGCTACTACTCCAGTTGGCCGCATGTACGTGCTGGATAATGCATACCATGAAGGTCTGGGCATCACTGATCAGATCCCTTCCGGCCACTCCGCAATTGGTAACTACCTGGAAGAAGGTCGCGAGTTTGCTGTGCGTGTTGCGGCCGGCACCTACACCAAAGACCAACCGATTACCGTTGTTGCGGGCTTGGCGGCTGCTGTCCCCGCCACTGCTGGGACATACAAAATTATTGGCTATTGCCAAGATGCCGTAGTAACTGCGGCAGTTGATTTTATCCGCATCCGCGTTCGCGCTGACAGCGTAACTGTATCCTAAGGAGAATCAGATGTATTTTGATGCTAATACGCTGGCTACGAATAGCCGACTGCGCGGTCACTGGAATGAATTGTGGGCGAACCGCAATATGTTCGATGCGCAACACCGTGGCATGGTTGCCGCTAACCAGAGCTTAATGACGCCAGAAATGCTGGCTGCAAACGCACTGCTTGGCGATGGCTTGGGTCGTGATTTCTGGGCTGAAATTGACCGTCAAATTATTCAGTTGCGTGACCAAGAAACCGGTATGGAAATCGTCACTGATCTGATGGGTATCCAGACCGTCCTCCCTATTGGGAAAACCGCGAAACTGTACAACATGGTTGGTGATATTGCTGATGATGTGTCTATCAGCCTGGATGGGCAGCCGCCATATTCATTCGACCACACCGAATATTCCAGTGATGGTGACCCGATCCCAGTGTTCACTGCTGGTTACGGTGTTAACTGGCGTTTGGCTGCTGGGCTAAATACCGTTGGCATTGATTTGGTTCTCGATTCTCAAGCGGCAAAGCTGCGCAAGTTTAACAAGCGTATCGTCTCCTATGTTCTGGACGGTGATAGCACTATTCAGGTGCAGAACTATCCGGCGCAGGGTATGCGCAACCACCGCAACACCATTAAGCTGAACCTTGGCGCAGGATCTGGCGGTGCAAACATTGACCTGACCACTGCCGCACAAGCTGATATTGCTGCGTTTTTCACATCTGGCGCATTCGGTCAAACCGCGCGCAATAACTTCGTTGAAGCCTACGACGTCTTGTGGGTATCTCCGCAGATTTGGGCCAACTTGATGAAACCTGCAACGGTGACCATCGGCGGCAACACTCTGCTATCAGGCGGTACTGTTCTAAGCGTTATCACTGGTTTCATTCCGGCGCGTGCAGTTCGCCAGACCTTCGCCTTGTCAGGCAATGAGTTCATTGCTTATCAGCGTCGTCAGGATGTCATTTCGCCGCTGGTTGGTATGGCGACAGGCGTTGTTCCTCTGCCGCGCCCTATGCCGCAGTCAAACTGGAACTTCCAGATCATGGCAGCTATGGGCTTGCAAATTAAGCGAGATAGTGAGGGCAAGTCAGGCGTGCTTTACGGCGCCAATCTGGCTTAAGAGGTGACTCATGCCAAAGTACGAAGTAGTTAGAGCGTGGAATGGGGTCGCTGTTGGTGATGTAATTGATTTGGATAGCTTGCACCCTGCATTGCAGAGTCACGTTAGAAAGGTTGGTGCTGAAGGTGAGTTATCACCAGCAACGCCAGGGGCCAAATCACCCAAACTAAACAAGCAGAAAAAAGAAGACGAATAAGCCGCCATATTTGAGCGGCTTTTTTAATGCCCTCTTCGGAGGGTTTTTATTCTGGAGTGAGTCATGGTGACCCTCGAGCAGGCCAAACAGTATCTGGAGACGGTTGGTATCACTCTTCCAGACTTCATTTTACAGGCGCTTATTGATCAGGTTAATAGCATTCAGGAATGCCTGGATGAGCATTACCCAGCATCAACAGCGCTGCTTATTCAGCTCTATCTACTCGGATTGATGGGGCTGGGGCAGGGCGATAAATACATCAGCTCTCAAACAGCCCCGTCTGGTGCGTCGCGCTCGTTTCGGTATCAATCATTCACTGACCGCTGGAATGGCTCGCTCTCATTACTGAGGGGGCTTGATAAGCATGGTTGCGCCGCTGCGATAACGCCACCTAACCCAAACAATGCAGCCTTTGCTGGTATTTGGATTGGCAAGGGCGGCTGCATGTGTGGGAGTAAGTAATGGGTTGGATATCAGTCACTGACCGATTACCGAAACCGCTTATTCGCGTTTGGGTGCTAACCGATACCGGCAAACAGACTACGGCTTACATCAAAAAAAGCGGCGAATGGTTTCTATTTTGTCGGAATATTTCCGCTGATAACCCAGTCATAACCAAGTGGAGAGAGTGACATGTCATCACTAGCCTCGTGGTCATACACAGCTAAAGCCACTGTTTGGCCAATGATGGGGACAGATAAATGGAACAAACCTACCTATGGATCGCCGGTTGTTATTGATTGCGACTATGGCAGCCGCAGCAAGCGCAAGTCGAACGCGGTAGGTAACGAAATCGCCGTCAAGCTGTACTTCTGGACTGAATATGCAGATGCGAAAGAGGGCGACATGATAGCCATTGGTGCTTATGCCGATTTAGCCCCTATCGCTGATGCTGACTCAATAATTGATGTTGGTAGAGATGCTGACACCTTCGAACGCCTGATTGATGATTACGAACTAACTACCGGAGTGTGATATGGCAAAGGTTAAGGTGGCGGGCATTCGTGAGTCACAAAGGCAACTTGCTGTGTTGGTGGGTGACATTCAAGGGCGTAAAGCAGCCAGGGCGATCCAGTCGGCAATGATAATCGGCAGCTCGCTGGCTGCGCTTTATACGCCAATTGACACTTCAACTCTCATCAATAGTCAATTTCGAGAATTAATCGTGAAAGGAACTCGATTAACTGGACGTGTTGGTTACTCGGCGAATTATGCCATGTATGTGCATGATCCTACTGTAAAGCAAATTTTCAGACGCTCTACTGCAAAGAAAGAGTTCTTGAACGAAGGCTTTCGAGAGTCCATGGAGCAAATTGATGCTGTAGTCAAAAAGGAAATGTCTCTATGACGATATTTGAAAAGGTATCGGATTGGCTGGAGGCTGCCGGATTAACTGATGGTTATAAAGTACAGCTTGCATACTGGGAAGAGCAGAAAGTTGACACAGGGACGATGAAATATGTCGTTGTGCAGCCAGATGGAGGCACCGCGAGGCATCAATGCTTGGGTGCTTACGATTACGTGCTGGTAAGCATTATCAGCGCAAAGAATGACCCCGCACCAGCAATCGCTACCGCGCAGTCCATCATGGATCACGTCACCAATAACTCTGATGACGATGTGCTGAACTTCATCGCTAACGCTGGCGGCTTCCCCACACCAATACCTACCGAAGAGGGCCGAACGGTTATCCGGCTTCGATTCGAGATTATTTCTTAATTTCCCCTGGCGGCCTTCGGGCCGTTTTTTATTTCAATTCCATAAGAGGCTATGCAAATGGAAGGATGTAACGATTCCGGCTTGTTGGTCGGTAAAAACGTCGTTCTCGAGGTTGCGCTGGGGTGTGCTGACACCGTGCCAACGGAAGAGGATTGGCAAGCGCTGGCGGCTGGCACGTCGAAAACCATCGACTTCTCACCGAACACCGTGACGTCTGACGCTGATGACAAAGGCGCATGGGTGGACAACGCGATCACAAACGCCGACGCCACTATCTCGTTTGAGGGTGAAGTGCGTAAAAACGACGCGCTAGACCAGTTCGGCTTCGGCAAGTTTGTGAAGTACTTCACTGACGAGATGAACGCTAAACGTCAACCGACTTTATGGGTTCGCGTACAGCTTGGGCCGATTGAGTTTGTCGGCTATATGGTTGCTACCGCCCTGAGTACGGACGGTGGCACAAACGATATTGTAACGTTCTCAACTGAGTTCAAAGTTTACGATGGCAATACTGTAGCAGTGACGCTTGTTGACACCGTACCGGTTACTGGCGTGACATTAACCCCAACTACAAGCACTGGCGCGGCAGGTGGGTCTAGTACATTTACTGTCACAGTGTTGCCTTCTGGCGCGACTAACAAAGCATTCAATGTGGCAACAACTGATGCAACCAAGGCAACGGCGGCGGCAGTAGGTAACGTTGTCACAGTCACCCGCGTTGCTACTGGGTCAGCTCAAATCGTCATTTCCACCGAAGATGGCAACTTTGTCGCAACTCATACGGCTACTGTTACCGCGTAGTTATTCCAAAGGGCGGTGAATGTCGCCCTTGATAATGGCTATGGAAAATCCTATGAATCCAACGGTAGAGATAGGAGAGATGTTAATCTCCGACAGATATACCGATTACTTTTTTCGCCCATCGTTCGCGTCCATGTCTCGAATTGGAAGCCCCGCGGATATTGTTGATGCCTATGCCAATATAAACGGATATGAGGTCGCCCAAGTGATAGCTATGGCGCAGGATAGCTATGGGGAAGCTCCAGAATGGCTTATTAAAACACTGCGCAAACCAGCCTATGGGAGAAAGGTTTTATCCACTGCCATGCACGTGATGCAGTCATGCTGTGATGAAGATGTCACCCCGCTAATAGGTGAGTGGAGAGCGGGCAAAAAAGGTGTGATATATCGCCGTGGTGGTATGTCGACCGGTGAGATTATTCTGATAGCCCATACGCTAATTGAGCATGGAGTGATGGGTAAGGCCAAAATCAGAAAGCCTCAACGAGCTGAAACCAATAGTTACGTTAACGAGTTCCGAGCTATTGAATACATCAACTCGGCAAGAGTTCATTTCGGGATAAGTCGGGCAGAGGCCGAGCAGTTAACAATGACTGAATTTCAGTTGATGCTTAACGCCAAATACCCAGATCAGAAAGGTTTCACGCGAGAAGAATACGACACTGTTCGCGATGATTACTTTAAGCGGCGAGAAGAAAGAATAGCCGCCGAAAAAGCCAAGAAAGCAGCATAACCTAGCCCTGTCACTCGACGGGGTTTTTATTGCCCGGAGAATAGAATGGCTAGCGACAATCAGGTCGGCAATATCGTTTATCAGGTTGAGATGGAAGTCGGCAAGCTGATCACTTCCCAGCAGCAAGTGAATAGCCGCCTTGATCAGATGGAGGGGAAGTTTAATTCAACAGCAAAATCTGTAGACCGGGCGGAGAAATCATTTCTTTCATTAAGCCGTGTTGCTACCGCACTATCAGCGGCTATTTCTGTTCAGCAAATAGCTGCCTATGGTAATGCGTGGGTTACTGTCAGCAACAAGCTGGTAAACGCAGTAAGGGCTAATGAAGATTTATTCACCGTAACCAATCGTGTATTTGATATTTCTCAGGACACACGCGCCGGCCTTGAGGCAACCGCCACGCTATACGGGCGACTGGAAAGGGCCACGAGAAGTGCTGGAACCAGTACGGCAGACCTAGCCAAATTAACAACTACGATTAACAAAGGGCTGGTAGTTTCTGGCGCAACAGCCGAAGAAGCCAGTTCGACCATGATCCAGCTTTCTCAAGCATTAGCCTCTGGCGTGCTTCGCGGGGAAGAGTTCAACTCCATTTCAGAGAACGGTAGCCGGTTGGCTGTGGCTCTGGCTGATTCTCTCGGCGTTACTGTTGGACAGCTCCGCGCTATGGCGGCTGAAGGTAAGTTAACAACCGATGTTGTTGTTAATGGGTTGCTGAAACAAAGCGATGCGATCGCCAAGGAGTTTGGTAATACCGTTCTCACTATGGGGCAGGCATTTACCGTTGCGACGAATAACATCACCAAGTTTATCGGTGAGTCATCGTCCGTTAATACGGCCTTGAACATTTTCAATCAGGGTGTGATCGCTCTCAGCGAGAACCTTGGGACAATTGCCAATATTATCGGTGTTGTTGCTGCTGTGGTGGGTTCTAGATATGTATCTGCATTAATTCTGGCAACATCATCACAAGTCAGATTGGCGGCTACCGCCTATTCAGCGGCATCTGCGCAAGGCGCATTGGCGGTTGCCGCAAAGGCTGCCAGCGGGGCTCTTGCTCTGGTAGGTGGGCCGGTAGGGTTAGCCACCCTTGCTGCTGCTGCAATATTTTATTTCTATCAATCGTCAGTTCAGGCCAGAGAGGAATCAATTAAGTTTGCTGATTCTCTCGATGGCGTTATCGGCAAAATGAAAGAAATGAGTGCTGTGCAATTACGCGCCACTATTGCCGAAACCAATCAATCATTAACCGCCCAAACTGAGAATGTCACTAAGCTTTCGCTGGAATTGGCTGAGTTAAAAAACCAGTTGTATAACGCTAATTCAGCTATGGCGAACTCTACAGCAGGATCTTGGGCATATAATAACGCACAAGATAAGGCCAGAGAGCTCACGGATGAGGTTGCCAAAAAAGCGGCAGAGTATGAGAACGCGCAAAATAAATTAACCTCAACTCAGTCAAACCTATCTCTTATTACTGAGCAGTACGTCACAACGATGCGCAACAATGCCACGGCGACCGATGTGGCAATAGAGAAAGGTGGTGTTCTTGCTGGTATACAAAGCAAAGTTGCGAGCGCATTTGGCGTATCAACCGATGCTGTAACCGGTTATAACAAGGCCGTATCTCTGATGAGCCCTCTCAGTGATGACTCGAAGAAGCTTATTAAAGCCGCTGAGCGGCGAGTTGCTTTGGCTAAGGCTGAGGGCGCTGAAAGGGCAAAACTTCAGGCTCAATACTCTGCTGAAGACGCTGGAGTTACTGACGATAGGGCAATTAAAAGAACACAAGATTTAGCTGTTGAAGAATACAATTTAGGCGAGGCCAAAAAGAATACCAAGAAAGAAACCGCCGCCGCAGCTAAGGAAGAAACCGCCGCCGAGGCAGCAGAGAAACGCCGGGTTAAATCATTGCAAGATTTAAGCAATGAAATGGCGGTTGCTGAGTTAAAGACGAAAGGACTCAATCGCGAAGCTGCACAACTTTCCGCTGTTCATGACTTAGGTTCTGGTGCATCTCAACAGCAGATCCAACAAGCCACGCAACAAGCCGGACAGATATTTGATATTCAACAACGCATGGCTGATAAAAAGGCCGCAATTGATGCTGATAGTGTCGCCAAGGCTGAGCAGCAACGTAAGTTGGATTTATCGCAGTTGGATCGGCAGCTTGCTGCTGGTGACATATCTTTCGAGCAGTCACAACAACGCAGGGTACAAATTGCCGCAGATTATTCAAAATCGATAGCGGAAGCATCAGCAACTAAAGCTGTAACACCACAGCAAGAACTGGCCGCACAAGTTGACCCCGTTCAGGCGCTGGCAAATGAAAACGCACGTAAGTTGGCCCTTATTCAGCAATTCACCCAGCAAAAGGTGATAACTGAACAACAAGGACTGGCGTTAATGAATGCTGCAAACAATCAATATGAGCAGCAGCGTACGGCGGCTCAGTGGGAGCTATTGAGCCAACAGAGCGTTGGATACGACATGCTTACCAGCGCTGTAGACTCATTCGCAGGTAATGCATCAAATGCAATCACAGGGTTACTTACCGGAACCATGTCTGTGTCTGATGCTATGCGCTCGCTTGGTAACACCATCCTCAACCAGGTGATCAACGGCATTGTTCAAATGGGAGTTGAGTGGGTTAAAAATCTCATCATCCAGAAAGCTATGGGGGCGGCTGTATCAGCAGCATCGGCGGCTGAGGCTGTTGGTGTTGCGGCTGCATGGGCTCCAGCGGCCGCGATGGCTTCACTTGCCACTCTTGGTGCTAACGCAGCCCCTGCCTCAGCCGGGATAACTTCTACTGTCGGGCTTGCTACTGGTCTGGCCGTGTCTGGTATGCGCAAGAACGGCGGCCCAGTATCAGCCGGTTCAATGTATCAGGTTGGTGAAGGTGGGCTTCCAGAGATATACCAGGCATCCAATGGCAAACAGTACATGATACCCGGCGATAATGGTTCCGTTGTCAGCAATAAGGACATGAACGGCGGGAATGGACAGATAAATGTCACCATGAACTTTGAGAACTATTCGTCTGGGGCCACCGTTGATGCACAAGCGCAATCTGATGGAAAAGGCGGGGTAACCATTCAAGCTATTGTCTACGATATATCGCAAGGTGGACCAGTTGGTCAGGCTATATCAACGTTCCACAACGCACCCCGGAGGGCGACAAATTGATTGTTGATTATCCTGACTGGTTTCCGCTGGCACAGAAAGCGAATAAGAACCAAGTAACCGATACGGGGTTTAGGACAGATCAGCCCCAAGTCGGTGCGCCGATATTCCAGAAATTAACCGATGACCTCAAGACGACATGGAGTGTCACTTGGATATTAACCATTGAACAGAATAGGGCGTTTACGCAATGGTTGAGGAGCCCTAATTATTTAGATGGGTGTAACCGCTGGTTCAGAATGCCAATAAATCTCGGAGGCGTCGAAGTACAAATGCAGGAGCTGCATTTTACCGCCTATCCACAAATGAACATGAACGGGAATATCATCACATGGACGGGAAATGTCATCACCAGAGGCATGTTTAACTCTGATGATGAGTTTGATGACATCCTGATTGAGCTTCCGGCACCGTGGGGTAGCTGGCTTGACATCATCGTAACCGAAACATTACCACGGAGTGAATAATGCCAACATTGCGCGAAATAAGGGCGCAGAGACCAAACCGCATCATATTTGAAGCAATCGAATTCAGCCATGTTTCTTTTGGGGTGATCCGGCTGGTTAATAATCAAATATTTCCTAAAACGTTGGGTGGAAATGAATATCAACCATGCCGATTCGAACTAACGGAAAGCCAGCAAAGCAGCACTCCGATAATCGATTCTACACTTAAATTCAGCCGACTGGCGCAGGACTTTAAACAACAGCTTAAGCTGTGGCGCAACTACAGTCGTATCGACCCGATTACGGTTATTTATCGTGTATTTGATTCTGCCGATGTAACAACAGAATTAAAAAGCTGGCAGTTATATGTGTCTGATTGTTCACTTGATGCGCTTGACGTTAATGTTTCCCTTTCAATGACAAATCCCCTAAACAGAAACGTCGCCTTTAGGTATGACCCTGCCGAATGGCCAGGACTAATTAACGGCTGATCCCCTATGAACAAAACAGAATTTATTAAACGGATGATAGGCATTCCGTGGGTTAACCGTGCCTGTGATTTCGAGTGTTGTGATTGTTGGGGCCTTGTTGTGCTGTATTACCGGCATGTGATGGGCATAGAAATACACAGCAAGAACGGATACGAATCAAAACGAGAGTTTCTAACTTGCTTCATGGAAGAGGTTATTTACTGGCGAATGGTAAGTCTGCCGGTGAATGATGGGATCTTTGTTGGATATGTCGGAAAGCGTCCTGAGCATGTGGGATTAATCATCGACGGGCAAGTGCTTCACAGCCGTGGTGAGAGTGGGGCCGTGAGAATGGATAGGCTTCGCATTATCGAAAAAACGTTTACCAGACTGGAGTTTTTTGAATATGCCACAAATAGAGATCCAGCGAGTGCCGGGCTCGCCTAAAGAACGAGTTACTGTTGATAGCGGTGTTGATTTCTTCGCGTGGTTTGATGCCCAAGACTTTCATCGTGATGTCGATATCATCATTAATGGACGGAAGTTATCAGAAGATGATGAATTATCATTTCCGTTGTGTGAAAGCCATCGAATTCAGATATTCGACCAGCCAAAGGGGTTTATTGGCGATATTCTTAAGCCCGTGTTTAAACTGGTTACCAAAGTATTCTCATGGCTGGGGATGGGGACTGGTGGTGCATCTTTTTCTGTAGCAGAAAGTAATACCAAAGACTCGCCGAACAATAAGTTGACCGGGCAAACAAACGTTGCACGAACATATCAGGCACGACCAGACGTTTACGGGCAAGTTCGCTCCTATCCCGATCTCATTCAAGAATCTATGTTTGAATTCATCGACAACATAAAATATGTCACCGAGTGGATGAATTTCGGCCTTGGAAACTACACAGTAACCAGTGTTAGATATTCTGAATCAAATCTCACGTCATTAGCGGGAGCTAGTTACCAGATATTCCCTCCTGGTACAGTTATTCCGGTGATTAATGAAGGTTTTGAGTTTGATGATGTAGATGGGCAAGAAATACCCGGCCCTAATGAAAGTGATTCTTTTCCTGCATACACAGCCACCTCCACAAATGTCGTTGATGGGGTTTATGCTGGCGGACAAATATCAGTCAGGATCAAGAAACAGTCGGAGTTTGACTATTTCTACGATATAACCAAGCCGCGAGCAGTAACCTTTGTTATTAACGTCACTTACGCAACTGCCAGCGGCAATGTAACGAGGGATGTTGAGATAACCGCCGATCTTTTTCAGGCAACATTAACGGATGATGGCGCAATTATTTCACCGCAGTATTTCTATACATTCTATTTTAAAAACCTGACAGGTGCGGATGCAAACACAACCCCTACCACCGCCACCGTAAATAGCACCAAACTAATCATCAATGATAATCAGCCGCTTGTCATGGGCCCGTATTTTGCCTCTATACCCGGCAATCAGTTATGGGTTCACTTTCAAGCCCAGCAAAATAATGAAGCCGTAGCCACTTATACCGTTGTTTATTGGAAGGTTGATGATGACAACGCACAGATTGCTCCACCGCAAACTTATAGCGGAAGTATATCGAATAACTCTGGCGGTCAGGATTTTCGGTTTCAAACGATCAAGCTGATACCCACCGCTGGTTACGGTCGATATGCTGTTCAAGTTACCAGAACGAATAACAGTTCAGATAGCAACTCATTACAACTGGCTGAAATCCACTCTGTTCGCGTCAGAAACAACGAAGTCCATGCAAATGATACTCTTGTGAGGGTAATCGTTAGGGCGACAGAGCAGGCCACAGGGGCGCGTCAGCGGAAGTACAACGCACTCATTAACCGGCACACTATCACCTATAACTTATCAACACGTGTCGTTGATTACACGCTTCGCCCGTCCCGTTCGTTCGCTGATGCGGTAGCGCATACGTGGCTTATTATTGGACGGCAGGCAACGTCAACCATTGACCTGTACGAACTTTATTCAATCGCTGCGTCTTTACCGGACTCTCGCTTAGGGTATTTTGACTACACGTTTGATGATGAAGATATTTCACTCGGTGACCGAGTTCAGACCATTTGCGATGCTGCCAGAGTTATTGCTTTCATGGATGATGGGGTGCTTTCGTTTGTTCGTGATCAGAAAGTAGATTTTCCAATGGCATCGTTCAACCGTTCCAATATGCATACGGATGAATACAGCATCACCTATGACATGACTATGCCTGGCGGGAATGACGGTATAGAACTTGAATATGTTAGCCCATCGACAAATAAGAAAACGTTTATTCGATATCAGGTCACCGACACAGGGATTATTGAGCAAGCATCTGAATCGCCAGTTAAGATCAGGCTACTTGGCTGTAGAAATGAATATCAGGCTAGGGATAGAGCGCTTTTAGAAGTGAACAGGCTAATACATTCGCGCATAAGGATGGCGTGCAAAGTGTTTGCAGATGGGGAATACACGTATGTGGGAATGATGATACAGGCGGCGGACTCTTATGATGAGAATCAGCAAGCTGGCTATATCGTTCAACGAAGTGGTGATCTGTTTAACACCAACGAAAATATTAAATTCGATGGTGACATGTATGTCGTTATTACTGACGACGCAGGCTACACAAGCAACAGATACAAGGCTTACCCCCGCGACGACACGTCTATGGGGTTCATTTCAAGCATCCCAGATATCACGATAAACATTTGGGATGGTGATGAAATTCAATCTCCATCGAGGTACATCATCGCCACGCTGACAGAACTTGATTCAACCCTTTGGACTGTCACCGAGAAAAAACCAAATTCAGACGGAACGACCTCATTAACGCTCGCGGAATATAGCGACAAAACATATGACTATGTCATCACCTAATTAATACCATTAACCCACGAAACCCAGCCTATGCGCTGGGTTTTTTTATGGAAAAAATATGGCTACTACACCTACCCAACTACCAGTACCAAGTGAGTCCCCTCGCGATCTGAAGTTTAACGCAGGGAAAATTGATGAATTTGTGACGTCGATGCAGCGTGAGTATGAAGACAGATTTGGGAACAAGCACTACACCATTGAGGGATTACGGTGGATCGCTCAACAAGCAATAGCTAAATTTGGCTATATCAATGTTGATTCATTTGAGGATGGCGCAACGCTGACATTGCCCAATGAAATACTTCGATGGGAAAGCAACGGAGAATACTATCGCTGGGACGGTGTATTGCCAAAAGTTGTAGCGTCAGGGAGTTCACCAGAGACCACTGGTGGAATTGGTGTTGGTGCATGGCTACTTATCCCTATGGGGGCAACAGACTTTGACTCAGTTGATGTCGTTGAAACTTCAAATATACCAACAGGTGTAACTTACATCAGTGTTAATGGTTACTACAGCGCTGGCGACGGTGGGGCGGCTAACTATAAGCAAGTTGCGTCAGAACCAACGCACGCAGGTAAGATTCAGTCAGCTGATGGGGCTTGGTGGGAGTTTGTTGGCATTGAGATAAATTTACTACAGGTAGGATGCAGAGGTGACTCTACATCAGGCGTTACTGGGTCAGGAACCGATGACACTACCAATTTCGTAAAGGCACGTGATATAGCATTAGCTCTTGGTATCCCTGTAATGGTTCCTTCATTACCAGCCACTAAAGCATTCCGATTAACCACGCGTGTAGATTATACAGATACTGTAACTTATTTAGGTACTGGCGCTAATCTAACTGTAGGTCTAACTCAGAACACACCTAATGGCGGCTCTTGGATTTACTTAGACCATTTGGATGAAGGGTTTAGATTCCGTGATGAAATTACACCAAGTAATAGTAAGAAGTTTGCTCGGATTAAAGGTATAGGTATTGATAGGAACCAAGCTGCTCCTGCGGTTGGTTGGACTCCATCATTAGCGGCTCATGATTTCCGTGTTGAATACAATGTTGAATTTGATGATGTACTCTTTTTAAAGTCTAGTAAAATTGCTTTAATTCGAAGCGGTGGGCAGTTACAGACTCAACGCGTTCGAGGGCAACCTTTAATACTTGGTTTTGAATGTGAGCGCTCGGCGGATGTGCAGCGTTGGGTAGGTGATCACTTCTGGCCTTATTGGACACAAGATCTAAATGTAGGTAACTACACTAAGATAAATGCGATGTGTTATAAGGTTCAAAGAGCAGATGGCCTCTTCATTGATAATGCATTCGGCATTCTCTATAAACGTGTGTTCTACGCAGCTGACGCAGCAGGCGCTGGTTCATTTATTTCTAACTTCCACTTACGAAACTTATATGCAGATATAGGTGGTGGCGGTATTGAAATTATTAGTAATAACTATACTGCCTACGGAACAATTGAGGGATATCTGTGTAACTCTGATGTGGGAGGGAACTCAACAGACGGCGCTGCCTTCCGACTTAGTGGTACAGTTCCTTCTAATATTCAATTGGGTATGCGCTCCAATCGGTCACCGGCCGAGGCTGTTTATGTTAGCGGTTCCGCGCATCGAGTCACACTAAAAGCCACTCGCTTGGCCGGATGGTCTTTTGTTGATTCGTCTCGTTATGCTATACGTGCTTTTGATGGCTCTAGTATTATATTAGATAATGTGCCTGAACTGGCTACAGGTAACGGATTGTATTACAGTCGGGATGAAGCTAGTTCTATAATATTCCCGGTAACTTACGCATTGGGTAATTCTGCTTCTTCCCCTCAAGGATTCTTTAGTAGACGCGTCACAATTGCTGATAATAGTGTAGCTGTTATAGCCCCCCCCACTAGTGATTTCACTGCTAACATGCATATAACACCTATTTCGGCTGCAGGTGCAGGAAATCCAGCGGGTAGTGTATGGTTACGTGCTAGTGCATCCCCAGCATCGGCAATAATAGGACTTAGTACAACTACTAACGTAAGTGTCGTTACGGGGGTACTTACTGGTAGTACTGGCACTGTTGGCAACCTTACAATCTCTGCCGCGAATACAAATAATTTCTATATCGAAAATAGAACGGGGTCTTCTAAAACATTTATTATAACGCTACTTGGTAATTAA